AGGATACCTCTTCCTCTTCACCATCGAGCCCGAAACCCTCCCTCGCATGGGCACCATCTGGGCCTTTGATGCACAAGACGCTGAACTGCGCCTCAACGTGCTCGCCTCAGACGGCACCCTCTTCATGCCGGCCTCCGGTTAAACTTTGGCTATGGCAAAGAAGAGCACTAACGTAGAAATTGATGAGCGGGTCAACGCCGTTTACGACCTGCTTCTTCGCGCCTATAGCCGTACCCAAATCCTGCGATACGCGGCGGAGCAATGGGGAGTGGCCGAACGTACAGCCGAGACTTACATCCAACGCGCACGCCAGTTAATGCAACTGGATGCCGAACTTGAACGCCCTCAGTGGCTAGCAGCTGCAGTCGCTCGCCTCTACGACTACGAACGCCGCGCATCCGAATCCAATCAGCTCGGTGTCGCCCTCAAGGCCTTGGAAGACCAAGCCAAGCTGCTCCGCTTCGAGATGTCCTGATGGCATCGCTCCTGGCTGGTCTCTGTAAGCCCGAGCCCATCACGGCCTTTCTGAACGACCGCTCCACCCAGCCCGTAGAGCGCCTTTCCTTCTACGACTGGCTCAAGCAGGTCTCCCCCAACGACAACTGGGACTGGCCGCACCTCGCTTACATCCGCACCTACCTCGACGCCATCACCGCCGGAACTCTCAAGCGTCTGATCGTCACCGTGCCGCCCCGCCATGGCAAAAGCCACCAAGGCACGATCCGCTATCCCGTCTATCGCTTAGAGCAAGACCCCACGCAGCGCGTGGTGATCGCTGCCTATTCGCAGACGCTGGCCAATACCTTTAGTCGGCAAGCTCGGCGGATTGCTTCGCAGCGCTTTGAGATCAGCAGCGACCGCAAATCTGTGGAGCAGTGGGAGACACCCGCTGGTGGTGGTCTTCGCGCCGTTGGTGTAGGTGCAGGGATCACAGGTTTGGGAAGTTCCCTGACACTCATTGACGACCCAACTAAGAGCAGAGAGGAGGCCGAATCTGAGGCCTACCGCGAACGGGTTTGGAACTGGTATCGAGACGACCTCTACACCCGCCTTGAACCCGGTGGTGCCGTCGTGCTCACCATGACGCGCTGGCATGAAGACGACCTGGCCGGCCGCATCCTCAATTCCGACGACGCCGACAGCTGGACCGTCGTCAACCTGCCCGCCATCGCGGAAGACAACGACCCCCTCGGCCGCACCCCCGGTGCTGCGCTCTGCCCCGAGCGCTACGACCTCACCGCCCTGCAAGATCGCCGCCGTGTGCTTGGTGAATACGGCTTCAATGCCCTCTTCCAGCAGCGGCCCTCCCCACCAGCCGGTGGCCTGTTCAAGCGCTCCTGGTGGCAGACCTACCGCGAGCTGCCCCAGCTGGATCGCATCATCACCTCCTGGGATCTCACCTTCAAAGACGGCCCCAACACTGACTACGTGGTGGGCCTGGTGATCGGCCAGAAAGGCGCCAGCTTCTACCTGCTCGACTGCATCCGCGACCGCCTCGACATCACCGAGACGATCCCCGCCATCGTCAACACCTTCAACCGCTACAAGCCTGTCGCCACGGTGGTGGAAGACAAGGCGAACGGCCCCGCCGTCATCGCCATGCTCCGCACCAAGGTGCCCGGTCTGATCGCGGTCAACCCACAAGGCGGGAAGTTCTCTCGCGCCTCAGCGATCTCCCCAATGATCGAAGCCGGCAACGTCTTCCTGCCGGAGCGCAGCAGCTGGGCATCGGCTCTCATCGAAGAGGCAGCTGCCTTCCCCAATGCCGCCCACGACGACCAAGTGGACGCTCTGAGCCAAGGCCTCTCCTGGCTGCGCAGCCGCCCAGCGATCAGCACGGCTGCCGCTGTCTCCTACGGGCAGGCCGCCGCATGGTGATGACCAAACCCCAGCGCCACAGACCTTGCGACGGTCAGCTGAGCCTTCCGCTCCTCTCCGATGGCCCCTGGCAGCCTGCACCCCTGCCCACGGGCAAGCTGCCGCCGCGCAAGCCCAAGAGCACCCGCCCCAAAACCCTCCTCTACCGCGAGACCTGCCCCAAGCAGCGCCGCAAAGAAGAGCGCATGGTGCAGCAGCACATCCCCCTGCTCAAGCTGATCATCAAACAGCAGCACCACAAATACCGCTGCATTGAGATCGAAGACCTCTACAGCCTCGGCCTGATCGGCCTGCTCAAGGCGGTGCGCAAATACGACGCCGCCACCGGCTACAAGTTCTCCACCATCGCCTTGCCCTTCATCCTCGGTGAGTGGCGTCACTACATCCGGGACCACAACTTCTGGCTCAAGGCCCCCGGTGCGGTGCGTCAGCGGGGAATGCACGCCAGACGCCTGCTGGAGCGCGGCGAGACCATGGCGCAGGTGTGCGTGAAGCTCGGCATCAGCGCGGAAGAACTCAAGCTGGACCTGCGGGCCACCGCCGGCATGGGGCACGAGCTGGGCGGCTTTGAGCTGCACTCCGCCGACGATCAGATGGATGCTGGCTGGCTCTAGCGCAGGGACTTGCGCTAACGAGCCACAGATGCTATGGATGGGGTGCGGCAGCGCTGAGCAGCAGCTCACCACCGCGAACCCCAAGTCTTTCCACCATGACCATCACCGCCCTGCTGTGGGCGCTGGTGTTCCCCATCGTGATCGCCCTCGGCGTGATCCTCTGGGCCACTGAATCCCGCAGCCAACGCATTCATCGCCTGCGCCGCCAAGGCTGGTCGCAGCAACGCATCGCCGCTCACCTCCAGATCTCTCGCTATCAAGTGCGCCTCGCGCTGTCTTAATCACCGGCAATTTCAGGCACGGAAGAAAATCACATGGATGGACGGCAGGCCTGCCATTGACGGCGATCTCTTCGATGCGCCCAACCTGCCGACCTGGAAGCATCCGGTCCTGCGGGACATTGAGCCCGATCTGCAGCTCTTAGGTGACTGCTGGCTGGGCCTGCGCGGTAGTGAAGCCACCTACCTGCCGCAGGAAACCAAGGAGCCCGACCGCGCCTATCGCAACCGCTTGGCGCGGGCCACCTACGTGCCCAGCTTCCGCAAGGCCATTGAGGCCATGAGCGGCATCCTCTCGCAGTTCACCCTCAGCGACCTGCCCGCCTCGCTGGAGCAGCAGCTCGACGACATTGACCAACTGGGCAACAACCTGACGGCCTTCATGGCCATGGCCGACAGCCTCGCCATGCGCGATGGCGGTTGCGCCGTCATGGTCGAAATGCCGCAGCAGGTGGCGGTGGAATCTGAGGCCGACCGCTTGGCCTTTGGCCGTCAGCCCTATCTGGTGTTGCTGGAGCGCCGCAACATCCTCAACTGGAAGACTGAATACATCGCCGGCCAGGAGCAGCTGGTGCAGGCCACGCTGCTCGAATGGCGTGAAGTGGAAGCCGGCAGCTTTGGCTTCACCGTGGAGCCTTTCTTCCGCGTGCTCACCCCTGGTGCCTTCCAGGTGTATGCGCTGAACAAACAGCTCGGTGCCACCACCAAGCTGCAGCTGGTGGAGGAAGGCTTCACCAGCCTGAGCGAGGTGCCGCTGGTTTGGTACAGCCCGCAGCCGCAGCGCTGGGGTCATGGCCTGCCGCCCTTCCGCGAGCTGGCGCTGCTCACCCTGCAGCACTACCGCAGCCGCTCCGATCTCAACGAGCTGCTGCACCGCTGCGCCCTGCCGGTGCCGGTGCGCCGTGGTGCGCTGTTGATGGATGGCCAGACCCCACCGCCGCTGGTGATCGGCCCCAACAGCGTGGTGGATGTGCCGGTCGATGGCGATTTCCGTTTCGCGGAACCGTCCGGCAGCAGCCTGCAGCAGCAGCAGGAACACCTGCTGCACATCGAGCAGCTGATCAACAAGGAGACGCTGGCGTTCATGAGCGGCCAGGAGGCCGTCACCGCCACCCAAGCCAGGCTGCAGGCCGGTCAGGTGCAAAGCGGCCTGGCGCTGGCCGGGATGCAGAAGGCCAGCCTGTTTGAGCAGCTGCAATTCCTCTGGTGCGCGTACACCAACGATGAACCCACCGGCACGCTGCAGATTGCTGCACAAGCGTTGGAGTCGCGCCTGGAGCCGCAGCAGGTGGCGCAGATCCAGAGCCTCGCCGATGGCGGCTACATCAGCAAAGAGACCACCCTCGAACTGCTCCAACGCGGCGGAGTCCTGCCCATTGACTTTGATGTGGAAGCGGAGGTGCTCGGCCTGGATGGCAGCGATCAACAGCAACTGCAGGCGCAGCTGGAGCGGGATCGCCTGCTCCTTGAGCAGAACGTCATGCTCCCCCCGCAGGCCCTGCAGTCTGGTAGCTGATGCAGGCCGCCGACAGCTGGGAGCAGCTCAGCGATGCCCTACTCGGCCCGTTTGAGCGGGACATCATCGACGGTCTCACCGGTGCCTATCGCGCCCTGGAGCCGCGCATCGAAGTCGCCTACAAGCGGGCCTTAGAAGGCGCGGGTGATTTCCCCCTCCAGCGGTTGCTGATCCTGCGGCAGCAGCTGGAGCAGGAGCTGCAGACCATGACGCTGCCACCGCAACTGCGGCAGACGGTCAATCAGGCCCTGCTGGATGGACAAAAGGCCGCCGACTTCTGGGCACTGGCTGAACTGAACAAGGTCAAGCAAGAAGCCAGCAAGCTCACACCCGATCAGGCCGCTGCCGTCTTCGCCGATGCCGTCACGGACCCGGCCGCCATCCTTTCGCCGGGGATGGTGCAGCAGAACCCCACGGCCTTGATCGCCGCCGCGCAACGGCAGAACGCACTGGCCAGCTACGCCGCAGGCGGCAAGGGCACCCAAGCCTTCGCCACCTTGAACCGCCTGGTGGATGTGGACCTGCGCGGCCGCATCATCGGCAGCGTGGAGTTTCACCTGGCCTCAGGCGACAGCTGGCGGCAGCTGCGCAAGACGCTGCAGAACAGCGTGGAGCTGAGCAAGAGCCGCGCTCAAACCGTCGCTCGCACCGAGATGGCAGCAGCGATGGTGGAAGGCAGCAAGCTGCGCTACGAGGCTGAAGGCATTGAGCAAGTGCAATGGCAGGCGGTGGGCAGCAGCCGCACCTGCGGCTATTGCGCCCCGCGTCACGGCAAGGTGTATCGCCTCGGGGATGTGGTGGCGCCGGCGCACCCGAATTGCGTCCTAGGTGACTCGCTTGTAACGACCGGTACGGTCATCGCGGCGACTCGCGCTTGGTATCGCGGGAATCTCGTAGCCATTGGTACGTGTAACGGCGAAGTCACCGTCACCGCCAATCATCCAATGGCCACCCAGCGCGGATGGGTCAAGGCGATGGATCTCCGCCAAGGCGACTATTTGATTCGCCACCTCAGCGGGATTCCAGGATCTGGCATTGACCTGCCACACCTCAAGCAAACTCCAGCCCGCGCTGAGGATGTCTTCAATGCGCTTTTGGCGTCTAGCCCAGTGCCGCCCATAACGGTGCCATCCGCCTCCGTGCAATTCCACGGCGATGGGGCAGCAATCAACGGCCAAGTCGATGTTGTATTTGCCAATCGGCAGCTGCAGGCTGGTTGTAAGGCCTTTGCTAATCAAGACCCCCTGAAGCTCAACCTCATAAGCGGAGATGCCGAGCTGTCGATGGAACCGTGTCTCAGCTCGTTTGATGCGGCTCTCCTCGCTATCAATGCGGCCTCTTGCGGCTTGATTGGCTTTGCGCGTGAGCTGTTTGCGTCCTTCAGGCGTGAGTTGGTCCATGCGGAGCTGCTGAGCCTCTCCTCTGCCTCGAACAGCTATCCCGAGCTGCTTGAGCCTCCTAGTGATGACATTCCTGCTGCAGCCGAGCTGCTCAGAGAGTGCTTTGACGCTGGCTCCGGAGTTGTAGAGCTTGACGAGGTTCTCGTGGTCCAGATCAAAACGCTTCATGAGGCAATCCCTGTTTATGACTTCACAACGAATTCGAGTTCATACATTGTAGACAACTGCGTTACCCATAACTGCCGCTGCACCGTCACCCCTTGGGATCCCGAATGGGAAGAGCTGGGGCTAATTGATCCGCAGGAGGAGGCCAAGGCACGGGCGGAGGTGCTGGCCGATCTGGAGGCCGCAGGCAAACAACCAATCAGCGGGCCGACGCCGTTTGAGAAGAGCTTGGGCATGGAGCAGGCGCCAGAGGCGCTGTGGAGCCCGCCACGTCCAACAGCAGGGGCAACCTAAGCAAAAGCACTAGCCATGGCCTGGGTTTCCACTGACCGCGAAGCAATCCGCCGCCACCTCGCCATCCCGGCCACCACCATCGCCCTCGATCACCTCGACGTGCTGATGGCTGAGGCCTCTGCCGCCTCCATCACCACCAGCCAGAGCGCTATCGGCAAGCTCAACACCCTCGAAACCAGCTTTGAAGCCAAGGCCTCTGAAGACTTGGGCCTGATCCGCGCCGACGTTCTCGAATGGCAGCCCGGCAACCCCGAGGCCAAGCTCGCCGGCATCCGCACCCAGCAGGCCTACTGGCGTGAGCAGCTGTCGCTGGCCATCGGCTACGACGGCCGCTTCTCCAACCTCTACGCCAAGGCCGGCGGCCAGGCGGAGCTGCTGCGGTCCTGATCGGCAATTTCAGGCAGATCGCCTCTGGAGACAACCCTCTTGGCTTTTATGGCATCGCAGGGCTATCGGCTTTGGATGGCCGACGCCTCTTCCGCCGACGACACCCATCCGAGCAGCAGCACCGGCCTGACTGAGATCCTCAATCTCACTAACGCCGGTATTGAAGGCACCACTGAAACCCAGACGGTGACCGATTACGGCACCACCGGAGGTTTCCAGAAGGCTGTGGCGACTTCGCAGAGCTACAGCATCCCGATGACCATGAACTTGGACACCGTGGATGCCGGCTACAAGCTCCTGAAGGACGCGGCTCTGGATGCTCCGACCGGGCAATACGTGAAGTGGTATCGGGAATCGCCTGACCCTGGCGCTTCTGTGGCCACTGTGGAGAAGCACGCCGGCATCGGCATCATCACCGACTTCTCGGAGTCAATTGAGGCCGGTGGTATCGCCACCGTGAGCTTCACCCTGCAGGGTTACGGCTCCTACACCTACACCGAAGCCACTGCACCCACCCCCTGAGGTAGCTGATGGCGAGCCCGCTCGATGCCTACAGCAACGGGGAGCTGACCGTGCAGCTCCCTGCAGCGGGCACCACCACCGACCCCTACACCGGCAACGTGGTGGCCAACACAACGGCCACCACTTACCGCGTCTTTGTCAAAGAGATCGGCGCCACCATCGGCCAGAACTTCGCTGGCGTGGATGTGCGCACCTCACGCTTTGAGGGTTATGTCACCGACCCGCAGCTGCTGGATGATGCGGTGCTGGAAGGCATGACCGGCAGCCTGGAGATTGACGACGGCAGCACCTATGACGTGACGCTGGTGGCCTTGCGCAGCGCCTACGGCCGTGGCGGCATCGGTGCGCTGCTGGAGGCCAACGTTGGCCATGTGGTGGTCTTGGATGCGGTGCGGCAGGAGTGAGCCGTGCGGATCGAGATCAATGCCAACCTGATTGAAGATCGCCTAGAGCGGGCTTGGGAGCGCTACAGCCAGCGGCTTGAGGCGCAGTTCACCAAGGAGATCGGCACTAAGCAGTTCAGCTGGCCCACGGAGTACCGCACCACACGCGGCAGTTACAACCGCAAGGGCAAAGGCCGCGAGAGCGTTGGCAGCCCGAGGGACATCATTGATAGCGGCGCCTTGCGCCAGAGCATCCAGCGCACGCAGACCGGAAAGTTTGCCTATCGCTTCAGCTGGAACGTGGACTATTCGCTCTATGTGCTGAAGGGCTACCGCACCAGTGCGGGCAATCAGATGCCACCACGGGACTGGATCACGCCGGCACTGTTCAAGCTGCCGCCCTTGAACACGCTGCAGAAGCTGCTGCGCTGAGGGGCAACTTCACAGCACAGAGGCAGGAAGCGTGGCGGAATCGCTGGGGCGGGCAACGTTTGACCTGGACCTAGACACCAGTGCGTTTTCTGCCGGGCTTGATGCTGTCAAGCGACAGGTCTCAGAGACTGGCCGCACGGTTGAGCAATCGTTCACTCGCACTGGCAGGCCAATTCAGACCGCTGCCAACGGTCTTAAATACTTCACAGACGAGCAAGGACGGGCAAGAGCTGAATCGGGTCGGTTTTTATCGGTTCAAGAACGTTTAGCTGCTGGCATTAGAAATACAGGTAACGAAGCCAGAAATGCAGGATCAGCATTCAAGGGCATTGGCAACCTTGCTGGCGCCATTGGTTTAACAGCAGGCTTTGCCGGTATTGCTGCCGGGATCAAAGATGCAGTCGGTGCGGCGGTGGAGTTTGAATCCATCACCCGCAAGCTGCAGAACACACTCGGCCCGCAAGGCGCAGCCGGTGCGCTGCAGTTCACCAAGGGCTTGGCCGATCAGCTCGGCCTCTCCTACAAGCAGCTGGCCAGTGACTTCGGCAGCTTCACGGCGGCAGCTAGTGCGGCGGGGATTCCGCTGGAGCAGCAGCAGGCGGTCTTCCAGGCCGTGGCCAAGGCCGGTCAATCCCTCGGCCTTAGCGGTGATGCCGTCACCGGCAGCTTGCTGGCCCTGCAGCAGATCGCCTCTAAAGGTGTGGTCTCCATGGAGGAGCTACGCCAGCAGTTGGGTGAACGGTTGCCGATTGCCTTCTCGGCAGCCGCGCAAGGTCTGGGCGTCACGCAGCAGGAGCTGAACAAGCTGGTGGAATCGGGCCAGCTGACTGCGCAGCAGTTCTTCCCGGCCTTGGCCAAAGGCCTCAATCAACTCACCGCTGGTGCCGGTGGTGTGGAGACCAGTGCCCAGCAGTTTCAAAAGCTTGGTAACGCGTGGGAAGAGCTGCAGGTGGCCTTTGGTGAAAGCCTGGTGCCCACGATTATTGAGCAGGTCAAGGCGCTAACTGGTGCGCTCAAAGGCGTCAAAGTGGTGATTGATGCCAACAAGCTCGGCCTTGGCGGCGGCTTGTTTGGCAATGCACTTGGCAGCATTCCAGAAGAGGGCACCAAGGCGGTCGCCGCCCTGCGCAACCTGCAGCAGCAATTCAACCTCACCGACAAACAGGCGCGAGCCCTGTTCACCGATGCGGTGAAGCTGGAAGGCATCAACAACATTGCCTTTGCCAAGCCCGCTGAGTTTGAGAAAGTGTTGGCGCGGCTGCCTGGTTTGGCGGAGAAGTTTCGCGCTCGCTACAAGGATGTGACCGGCGAGCTGCAGGCTGCCAATGCGGCAGCAGCGCAGGGGTTGGCAGCACAGCTGCAAGGTGAAGCGAAGCTGCGCACGGCCAAGCTGGCCAGTTTGAGCAGCGAGGCCAGCACCCTCAAGGCGCAAGAGGCGCGGCTGGGCTTCTACAGCCAGGAATACCAGCTCCTTGGCCAGATCAATAAAGTCCGGAACGACGCTGCCATTGGCCGCAGCGACACGATCAAGAGCCTGCTGGATCAGGAGCTGTCGCAGGCGCAGAAACTGGCCACCAATGACGCGCAGCGCCGGGCCTTAGAGCTGGAGTTTGGCCAGCGCAAGTTCAATCAGACCGTTGCCGAGTTTGACCTCAAGGCTCGTGCCTTGGTTACTGAGCAACAGGCGCAGCAGGCCAGCTTGGCGTTTGAGCAGCAGAAGGTCGCTGCTGCCGGTAAGCGGGCTGAGATTGAGGCCCAGATCGCCCTGATCAGCGCCCAACAGCAGAACGCAGAGAAGGGCAATGCAGCAACGCAGCAACAGGTAGCGCTGGCGCAGCAGAACCTGGACCTGATCCGTCAGACCAACGCTGAGGAGCTAGGCCTCGGCACCCTGCGCCAGCAGCTACTCGCGGATCAGCAAGCCGCTGCCCGTGATCAGCTCGCCCAGCAACGCCTCATTGCCCTCAACGCCCAAGCGGAATACGGCTCCGTGGAGCAGCAGGCACAGCTGCAGGCCGACGTGAATGCCGAGCTGCGCAATCAGGCCGGCTACGCCAACGCCGCTGCCGTCTCCGCTCAAAACTTCAAGGCGCAGCTGCAAGGTGCTGCTGAGGCGCGCGGTGATCTGGCCACCGCCTTCCAGGCGCAGGTCAACACGGTGATCGACGGCAGCCAGCAGTTCTCCCAGATGAACAGCTTCCTCTCCACCATCGCCACCAACACCGCCAAACCACCGGTGGTCAATGTCACCGTGAACAACAGCGGCACAAGGGGCAACTCAAGTGGTGCGGTGGTTAGCGGAACAGGCGGCTGATGAGCGTCACGATCAACGGCCTGACCATCAGCAAGCTGACCGCGCAGCCGCTGGGTTACACCTCTGAGGATGTGAGCCTGGGCCTAGCCGCCCGCAGCTGGACCGTGAGCGGCCTGCTGAACAGCACCGAGCTGGGGCAGTTCATCTCGATCTTTGAGACGTGGCTGGCAGCACGGCGTGGCGATGCCGATTCCATCGCCAGCAACAGCGTCGGCAGCACCGTGGCGCTCAGCTTTAGCGCCAATGGCCTGACGGCCAGCGGTGTGGCCTGTTGGTTCACCGAGGCGCCCACTATTGAGCAGGTCGGCGCTTACGTGCAGCTGACTGCGACGTTGGTGGATGCCAATCAGGCGCTCACGGTGGCCAAGAAGTCGCTGGAGAAGAGCAGCGCTGCCGATGACGCCCTGCTGCCCAGCCTGGGCACCGTGACCTTGGGCGGGGTCACGATCACGCTGACCGAGCCGATGGAAACGCTTGACGACCTGCCGAGCCTGGAGCGCACCGCCGGTGGGTTCGCCTACATCAATGGCCCGCTCAGGGCTTCTGCCGTGCGGCAGATCACTGGCACCGTGGCCAATGAAGCGGCCTACACCACCCTGCGCAACTGGGTGGCCAGCACCGTGCAGAGCACGCCCTCAACGGGTGACTGGTGGCCCACCAGCCCGCCCACGGCCAGCGTGGAGGCCCGCATTGTCGGTGGCCTGAAGACCAATCTCTGGACCGTGAGCCTGACGGTGGAGCAGGTCTGATGGTGCTTGACGTTCGCGCTCAGATCCTCTGCAACTTGGGGCCGGTCATCTCTGGCAGCGTCAAGGATGACCATGTGCAGGGCCAGGGCCTGGTGATGACCACCGGCGAGCTGGTGATTGCCGGGCTGGTGACACCTGCGCACGGTGATGTGGTGAAGCTGGCCTACATCACCCCTGATGAGACCAAGGCGGTGCGCTTCCCGCGTGGCCCCTTTTATGTCACCAAGGCCTATGCCGATCCGCTGCGCAATCAGACGCAGATCAGCATGGCCGACAAGCTGGCGTATGAGAAGGGCAAAGGCGGCGGCATCATCAACACGCAACTGGTCACAGCTTTAAAAGGTGAGCTGACTACGCAGGCTGAGGTTGTTGATCTATTTGATGTCCTATCGGTGATCTGCAGCCGCGTTGGTGTTCCCATTGGCGGCCTTGCTAACTTCAACATCAATAAACAGGTCGTCTCAATCAAGTCAGAAGACTATGTAGAGACAATCTCGGAGATCCTGGCTAGCGCTGGAACTTACGGCTATGTCAATAGAGCGGGAAATCTGGTCAGCAAGAGCTACAGAATGCTGTCTGACAAAGGGCCTGTTGTACGCTTTAGGAACTTGATTGATCTGAATGGCAATCAAGGTGGCCTGGATTACACCGAAACGCCAAGCGCTACTGGCACAGCGCAGGTGGCAAATGCACCCGCAACCGCAGAAGAAGTTGAAACCCCTGATCGCGATGTGTTTTTTGTTCCAGGTGGTTACGGACGTTTTGAGTTGACCTTTAATCGTCACGAAACGGAAACTATAACGCAGATGCCTTTTAACCTCAAAGACGGAACAAGCCCCAAGCTGCCAGTTGTTGAAAAGACTATTTCATACGAAACAACGTCAGAGCCTGATGACAGGGTTGTTAGTCGCACTGTTATCTATCAAAACTCTTTGCTAAAGGCCAATGCTCAGGTGATACAAGATTACCTGAATGTTGGTCTATTTCCTCCGCCTGCTCAGTCCATTGTCACTGGTGCGCGGTTTGAAGAACTTGAATACGAAGAGATCCAGCCAGATCCACTGACCCCGGAAGAGCAGAAATCCCTTGAAGCAGAAATTGCGTCGGCAAAGCAAGAGCTAATTAACAACGGCAAGTCAGATGAAGAGGCCACGGCAGCCACTGTTGTGATGCTGCCAAAGCTGCCGACGTACAGAATCAAACGAGAAACAATCGAAGAGTTTATGCCGTCAGCGGAGGCTCTCGGGCGAATTGGGATTAAAGACTATACGAAACTAACAACGCCGCTGCCTCTTGGTTCATCAAGCGGTTACAAGCAGATGACAATCATCGACTACCTGTATGGAGGCGATAAAGTAAAAAGGGTTGAGCGTGTGTATGTTGCTTATGGGCTAACCCAAATGGGGCAGCAAGCTATATCGGCTGCCGTGCAGAAAGAGCCAGCTGATCTTGATATTTACAGATTCCTAGATCAGTTCCATTCTCTTGTTTTGGAAGATGAAAAGGTTGTTATTTCTGATATAGACCAACCAAGGGAGCGGAGGCCTGTCCCCGGCTACCTTGCCCATCTGGTCAATGCAGATGTAGTGATCCAGGGGGCCAGTCGGATGCAGATTGGTGCTCAAGAGCCAACAAGAACCAACACTGCAACGCAGTTTGAGGTTCCCTTCCTGCCTGATGATGTCGTCAATGTTGACGGCAGTATCACCGTTGGCAACGCAATCACATCAGCTCAGAACTATGGCGAAGATCAAAACCGCCTGCTGCTGGGCAATCGCCTTGGCCTGCAGGTCACCACCGGCTTGGGTGTGCTGCCCACTGAGCCCTTAGGTGCGTTTCACCTGCGCAACGGTGGCATCACCGCCACCTACCGCACCAATGGCACCGCGTGGAGCTTTGACGCCAACAGCTGTCTGGTTTCCACGGATGCCTTGTATTGGGGTCTAGCGGGTGGTGACATCAGCGGCCCGCGCTGGACCCCTGTGGCGCCTGGCACCAGTGCCTTGCCGACTCCGCCAGCGGATGTGGACAACGGCCCGCAGGATCCGGTGAACAGCGTGACGCTGGTGGAGCCAGTGGATGTGAGCGACAGCGCTGCGGTCACAACGCTGATTGACAGCCTGCCGGATGATGAAACCGAAGTGTTTGAAACCGAGCTGACGCCTGTGGCGTTGGCGCTGCCGTTCAAGCCGATCAGCACCGCTGCCCTGCAGGTGCGTTTGCAGCTGGAGACGCTGCTGGTGCCGCTGGGCATCAACCGCAGCCTGGGTGAGGCAACCCTGCAGAGCGTGCTGCAACTGGAGGCGGTGCAAGCAATCAGCGAGCAGGTGGTGCTGCAGCTGGAGAGCAGTGAGCGGCAACTGCTGATCCAAGCCTTTAGTGCTGGCTTGGGTCTTGGCGGCAACCTCAGCTAAGACCGAGCGCCGTTATGCCTGCGAGCTTTACGCCCAATCGTGAGGCCGCTCTGGGTGCCCTGTGGTGGTTGTTTGAAGGTGCCACCTTTGCCAGCTTCTTGGCTGATACCACTGGGGCTGCATCACCGCCAGCGCTCAATGCGGATTACAGCGCATGGGATCCCTATGTGTTGGCTGGTCAGTTTGATACCTTCACCGCATCTGGCACCGTGGCTTACGACGGCACGTTGACCCAGCGGGCTGAACTGCCGCAACAGGAAATCACACTTTCGTTTGCCTCAACGGTGACCTACACCGATGTGCTGGTTGCCATCATTCCAGCCGTAGATCCAGGGGCTGGTGCGCCAGTTCATGCCTTCCCTCTGATCGGTGTGATTCACGAATCCACACCCTTCACGCTGACCGCTGGTGCCACCAAGTCCTATCGCTTGGATCTCTATTCGCAGTGGATCTAGGGCAAGTTCAGGCATAAGGGTTGATCCATGGCCGTTACCACCGCACTGACGCAGGCTGAACTGGCCCGTGTGATGTCTGAGGCCTACAGCGGTAAGGTGCTCATCGCTGCTCTGGTGAATGCCGCTAGCGCACCGGCCACTGATGCCGGGATCGCCAGCTGGCTGCAATACGAGCTGACCGAAGGCACCAATGGCTATGCCCGCTTTCAAAGCGCTGCCCTGACCGGCGGCACCTACAGCGCCACCAACACCCGCTACGAGCAGGACTCGGTGAGCGTGGAGTTCAGCGCCAATGGCGGCAACCTGACCTACACCCATGTGGTGCTGCTGGTGGATGCCGCAGCGGATGGCCAGGCCGGTGCGAGCTTGACCGCCAGCAGTGCGGTGGATCCAGCGACGGATGTGATCACCGTGGCCAGCCATGGCCTCAGCGATGGCGATGCCGTCACGGTGACGGTGGACAGCGGCGGCACGCTGCCTGGTGGTCTGACGGCTGGCAGCCTCTACTACGTCGATAGCGTCACCAGCTCGACGATCACGCTGCACACGGCTACACCGGTGGCCAGTGGTAACAAGGTCAATATCACCAGCACCGGCAGCGGCACGTTGCGCATCCGCAAGTGCGCCGGCAGCGTCTACGGCATCCTCAGCGAGACCGCAGCGGTCACGATCAGCAACGGCCAGACCGTGGGCTACAGCGTCAAGCTGGCAGTGAATGACTGATGGCTGAGCCGCAGGTCAATGTGCAAGTGAGCGGCAACGCTGGCAGCTCCGAGTTGCGGCAGCGCCTGCAGGAGGTAGTGGATGCCAACCGCATTGCGATGAACCTGCGGATGCAGGCCAAGATCACGGTGATCAAGGCCCAGCGTGGTTAGGCCGGTTGCACGGTTCCGCCCGGCTGCACGGCGCTCGGGTGCCTCGCTGGAGCCGGTCTATCTGGTTACGCAGCTGACGACCGACACCGGCATTGATCGGGTGGTGGAGGTGCATACCGGTAGCGGCGGCAAGATCGCGGAGTTTGTGCCATGGCAGCTGGGAGCGGCACCTGTGGCATCCAGCGAAGATCCAGGCTTTGTCAGCAGCACCATTGCTGGCATCCAGAGCTTTTGGGCTGCCTTGGGCTTCCCCATCACGATTACAGGCTCTGGCTGGAGCGGTAGCGCATCACAGGCTCAGCTGCACCTGTTCAATCAGGTGGTGGACGGTGTTCTGTATGTGAGCTTTTTGCGGGGTGCTTATTTCGTTGGAGCGTTCTATGTCAATGCGGAGAACGCACTACCTGGCAGCCCTTACACCCAGCAAGACGACGGCATTATCTCTAGTGCGTCCTATGACTTGCTGACGGTTGCGGTAGATCTGGAGAGCGGCAGCGTCAGCAGCACGCAGGTGCCGTTGTTTACCAGTGGCCTATCGGCTGTTCAGGTCGGTGTGGTGGCCACGTCGTCGGCCAGTATGACCGCCCGCTATACGCGATCTGGGACTTATACAGGCATCAAGGAAGGCATTGGCCTTAGCCTTCCTGCGGTGCATCCGTTCAAGAGCTGCGGCGCCTCGGCTTGGGCGTATCTCAGCAACTTCGACACCACCACACTTGGGGACTACAGCTACACCGCCTCAACCAACACAGCCCTGCCTGCCTTGATCACCAGTGGCAGCAATGTGGCCGGGCGTGATGTGGCTGCACCTGCTTGGTTTGCGATCACACGGCAGCCGTTCCTTGCTCAAACCGCATTGCTGAACATGGGTGGCTACAGCAGCACACTCAGCCAACGTGTGTTGCGTGGCTCTGGCAGTGTCAATGAGCTGAGCACGCTGAACGCGATCTGGAGCAGTTGCGCGGGCTATTCGCTGCTCGGCCGTTTTGTTGCCACTTCCTTTGCGGACTACAGCGCTGAGGAGGTGCAGGATCTTGAAACCTTGTTGGATCTCAGTGGTCTGCCGGCAGTGGACCAAGAGGGTCTGGTGACGACGCCAACACCTCCGGCGACAGCGCCAACGGGCACGGTGCCACCTGGGAGTGAGGCGTATACAACCACTGATCCGGTGTTTTTCATGAGTAGCAATTACCGGCCAAGCTTTGCCGGTAGTCCATTGATCAGCACCTATTTCACCCATTACTGGATCCGTGACTAGCAACAGCTAACCTTTCCAGTAGTGCCTGATTTATGGCCGACGAGACACAACAAGCGCTGCAGCAAGAGCAATCAACGCCAACACCTGCTGTAGAGCCCCTAGGTGAAGCAGGTCTCTCGGCACTGCAGGAAGAACGGGAAGCCCGCAAGGCAGCTGAGCGCCGCCTTAAGGCGATTGAGCAGCAGCTGCAAGGCCTCGACCCCGATCAACTGCGCAACATCAAAGAAGCGCAAGAGCGGGAAGAGCGTCTGCGGGCTGAAATGGATCAGCGCATCAAAGAAGCGGCAGAAGCGGCCAAGGCTGAGGCTTATGCGCAGGTCAAGGTCAAGGATCAGAAGCTGGCCGAAGCCCTCGCCGAAAAGTCGGAGCTGTACCGGAAGCAGGCCCTCGCCAATGCCTTCCAAGTCGCTGGCGGCCGCAGTGGTGGCGCCGACGATGGCACCACCTACTTCGATGCCTTGATGGGTGCGGTGGGCAATCGCTTCAAGGTCACCGACGCCGGTGATGTGGTGGTGATCAATGCCAACGGTGAACCGATGCTCACCGAGAACGGCGACACCATGACCCCTGCGGCCTACCTAGAAGGCCTTAAGACCAGCCCGGTCTACGGTCACTTCTTTGCTCCCACCAGCAACGGCCATGGGGGCGGGATGCGCGGCAGCGGCAATCTGACGGCCGGCAGTCTGCAGGGCATGAGTGCCCTCGACAAGATCGGCTACGGGCTGGGTTGATGAGCGTTGATCTGCCCTTTGTTGTGGCGCCGGCTAAGCGCAGCAAGCGCCGCATTGGCACCAAAGCCACCGGCATCCTAGAGCTGCCCGTGCATGGCTCGCTGCAGGTCGGTGAGGTGATTGCTGTCAGTGATCTGACCACCGAGAACGATGCAGCGGTAGTGGTGGCCGCCAAGTTGGCGCAGCGGATCAGCGCTGAGCAGGAGATCACCATCCTGGAAGCGTTCGCCTTGGTCGAAGCTTCAGCGGTGGGCAGCAGCATGAGCCCCGAGCAGGATGCCATTCGCCTGCAATACCTCAGCGAGATTGCAGAGCTAACGCGCATCTATGTGCAGCGCGGCCGGGAGCGGATGCTGGCCAGCGTCACGGCCTTGATTCGCTACCGGCTGGAGCGGCCCGAGTGGAGCATGGCAGACACCAGCCAGCTGCCGCAGCCGTTGATGGATGCCCTCTTTGCCTTCTTTGAAGAGGAGCGCCAAGCCGGGCAAGACGACACCGCCGCCCCACCGTCTGAGGAGGAGATAAAAAAGCAGCGGCCGGGGACTGGAAGCCAAGCCGCATAGATTGGCCGGCCCTGTTCTGGGCCTTGGTCAAGGCCTTCCCCGGCCAGTTCCATCGCAGCACCTTTGCAAGCGAGAAGGTGGTGGTGGTGATGGCGGCGCATCGGAGCTTGCTGGAGCTGCAGCGGCAAGAGCTGCAACTGCAGGAGCTGCAAGGAGCGCAGCTGTGCAGCCTGCTGTACAACATCAACCGCGATGCTAAGAAGGGCAAAGCCACCAGCCATCAGGACTGGCTGTTCTTCCGCACAGAAGAGCGCAGCGAAGAAGATCAGCTGCCGGCCGTGGTGGCGCACATCTGTTTGGCGCTGCGGCATGAGGAGCAGCTGCCGCCGCTGTTGATCGGCATCTGGCGCGATGTGGTCAAGCGTGCAGCAGTGCCGGCACAGGTGCCGGAGATCCGGGCGCTGGTGAGCGCAGATCGCAATCTGGTGGTGGTGGCTCCCAGCTGGGAAGGGGGCCATGTGCGCGGCTTCATTGCGGCCAAAGGGCAAACCCCCGGCACCAGCGTGGAGCTGAGCGACATTGACCGCCCGCTGCTGCGCTATCAGCTGCGTCTGCCGTCGCGGCTGCAGCCGATTCACTTTGAAGCCGGTGTGCTGCTGCTCAATGAGCAGAGCAGTGCTGGCCGGCTGTTAGGGGCAACTTCAACCTAAAGCTCTGGCGTGGACATCCTTGCGCTACGGGGAGCCCTGGCCACGGCTCTCACTGCTCACCTCGGCACCTACACCCTTGCCAATGGCAGCACCACACCAGCGCTAGTGGTGCGCGATCCCGGTGCCGGCATGGGCGCTAGCACTAGCGTCAGCGGCCTTGAGGTGGTGATCAGCAGCGTGCCGGAGCTGGAGCAACAGGCGCAGTACACCAGCAGCCCGTTCCTGCAGACCTGGAATGTGTTTCTGCTGGATTGGGGCGGCGCTGATCTAGAGGGTGCGGCGGCATTGGTGCAGGCCGGCTTTCCGGGCACCACCGCTCAGATCCTCGCGGTGATTGAAGACGTTGGCCCGAAGCGGCAGACGCAGCTCAGGATCCCGCTCAGCCGTGCTGGCGGGTCGTTTGCCTTTCAGGTGCCGCCGACCCTGCAGGTGCAGAGCGTCAACGGGCAGACCGGCCACGTCAGCCTTGACCTCGCCGATCTGGCGGATGTGGATGATACGGGCCTGGTGGATGACGCGGTGCTGGTGTGGGATGCAGCCAGCAGTAGCTGGAAGGTGAATCAACACACCACCTTGACCTTGACCGATGGCGGCCACTGGTAGGGGCAACTTCAGCGCAAAGACCTAGCAGCTAGTCCGTGGCCAACACGATCCGAATCAAGCGGCGAGCGATTGGTGGCGGTTCGGGTGCGCCGAGCAGCTTGGCCAACGCCGAGCTGGCCTTTAACGAAGACAGCCAAGTTCTCTATTACGGCCTCGGCACTGGCGGTGCTGGTGGAACGGCAACCAGTGCGCTAGCGATTGGCGGCCCTGGCGCCTACATCAGCTCAGCGACCAGCCGCACTGCCAACACGGTGCTGGCGGGACCGACGACGGGCTCGGCTGCAGCGCCGACCTTCCGCAGTTTGGTGTCGGCTGACATCCCCGATCTGAGCAGCGTCTATCTGGCGCTCGCCGGTGGCACCTTGTCGGGAAACCTGACGGTTTCGGGGAACCTGACGGTCAACGGCACCACCACCACGATCAACTCCACCACCGTCTCGGTGGATGACAAGACGTTTGAGCTAGGTGCCGTTGCGAGCCCGGATGATTCCACCGCCGATGGTGGCGGCCTGGTGCTCAAGGGCGCCACGGATAAGACCTGGCTGTGGGTGGATGCCACCGATGCGTGGACTTCCAGCGAGCACGTCAACCTGGCCAGCGGCAAGAGCTACTCCATCAACGGCACGGCCGTGCTGTCAGGCTCGGCGCTGGGCTCTGGTGTCACGAGCTCCAGCCTCACCAGCGTCGGCACCATCGGCACCGGTGTTTGGCAGGGCACGGCCGTGGGCGTGGCTTATGGCGGCACCGGCCTGACCAGCGCGGTGACCGGGTTGCTCAAGGGCAATGGCAGTGGTTATGCCGCAGCGGTGGATGGCACGGATTATCTGAGCCCCAGCGCCACCATTGATGGCGGTACGTTCCTCTGGATCGTTGGCATCACTTCACTGGTGCTCAATGCAGTTCTTGCTGGTGGGGTTTCCTGCTGATCTAGGCAAGTTCAAGCGTCCGGCTAGATAGCCACTCAAGGACGCCAGATGGCCAACCTGATCAAGCTGAAACGCTCTGCCGTTGCAGGCAAGGCGCCCACGACCAGTGATCTGGAGTTGGGTGAACTTGCGCTCAACACCTACGACGGCAAGCTCTACACCAAGAAAGACAACGGCACCGCAAGCATCGTCGAGTTGTCCGGTGGTGGCGGCGGCGGCGGGCCGATTGCCGAGACCGCGCAGGTGATCAGTCAAAACCTCGAATTGAGCGCCGGCAGCAATGGCTTCTCTGTTGGCCCCGTTGCGGTGGCGGCCACTTATGCCGTGACCGTTCCTGCAAACGCTACCTGGCTCATCGCCGCTTAATTCGCCATGGCTTACGGATCCGTCAAGGTTGATTCGATTGTCACCAGCACCCAAACGGTGACGGTGGACAACTTGCTCAGCAGCGGTGCGGTTGGCACCAGTGTGCAGGCGTATGACGCCGACACGGCCAAGACTGACGTTGCCCAGACCTTCACTGCAGCACAACGAGGGAGCGTCTCTGCCCTCACCTCGGCGGCAACCATCACCCCCGATCTGGCCGTAGCCAACAACTACAGCCTCAGCCTCGCCACGAATACCACGCTGGCCAATCCAACGAACATCACCGCCGGCCAGTCGGGCACCATCGTCATCACGAACGGCGGTAGTTACACCATGGCGTTTGGTAGTTACTGGAAGTTCCCTGGCGGCACAGCACCCACGTTGACCGCCAGCGCCACCGACGTGCTGGCTTACTACGTGGAGTCCTCTACTCGCATTACCGCTCGCCTGATTTCCGACGTTAAATGAGCATCCTCAACAACAGCCTGCTGCTGGGGCAGGAAGGTGGTGGTGGGTACGCCATCTCACGTTCACTCAGATTCAACAGCAGTGACAGTGCCTACTTGTCCAGAACGCCTGCATCAGCCGGCAACCGCAAGACGTGGACCTGGGCGGGGTGGGTGAAGCGGAGTTCTCTCGTTAGCGGTGGAACCTACAACAATGCTGTCATCTTCAGCGCAGGTGGCAGCAATCCAGGGTTCATTCTTGGTTTTGACAAGGACAGCCGTAACGACGCAATTCAGGTCAACATCAGTCGCGGTACCAATGCCGGTTGCCTGACCAATGCGGTATTCAGAGACTTTTCAGCTTGGATGCACATCTGCTTGGCGTTCGACACAACGCAGGCAACATCCGCTAATCGCTTAAGGCTTTGGGTAAACGGTGTTGAGCAGACCTGGGCGCAGACAAACTACCCAGCCCAGCACACTGACTACGAAGTCAACAACACATCTGCTCATAACATTGGCAGAGCTTCGCAGTCAAGCGCTGAATACTTTGACGGCCTCCTCGCCGACCTGCACTTCTGCGATGGCACCGCTTACGACGCATCGGCATTTGGAGAGTTCGATGCCAACGGTATCTGGCAACCTAAAAAGTTTGCTGGTGTCTACGGTACGAATGGTTTCAAACTCTCGTTCTCCGACAACAGCACCGCCGCCGCATTAGGGACGGACGTTAGTGGGGCGGGGAATACGTGGACTGTCAACAACATCAGCGTGGCTGCTGGTGCAGGCAACGACAGCCTTGTCGATGTACCCATCAACGGAGCGCAGACGGATACCGGTGTGGGCGGGGAAGTGCGGGGGAATTATGCGACGTGGAACCCAACCCTTCACTCACTTAATGGCAACAAGCCAAATCTCTCCAATGGAAACCTAGATCAAGGCGGCAACATCAGCTCTGTCGGCTCGTTTGCCTTAGCCACCATCCTGCCCGGCAGTGGCAAATGGTATATGGAAGTCACGATGGCCAACGCCAACTTTGGTGCTGGTATTTGGAAGACGCCACTTAGTCCTTCGTTGTACGCGTATCAGCAGACTAACTTTCGCTACTTTGGGGATGGTGGCGTTTACAACGCCTCAGGATCAGTTGCCACGTATTCGACGTTTACTACAGGCGATGTGATTGGCGTCGCCTTGGACATTGATAACGGCAAGGTCTTTTTCAGTAAAAACGGAACATGGCAGGGATCCTCTGATCCTGCAGCAGGTACGAATCCGGCAGGCAGTAGCGGCATTGACGCCACATGGACGTTCGGTCTGCAGTCAACAGATAGCGCCACTGGCACTTGCAACGTCAACTTTGGCCAAAGAAGTTGGGCGTATCAATCACCATCGGGCTTCAAGGCGCTCTGCACGGCAAACCTGCCCGCCCCAGTAGTCACGAATCCTTCTACGGTGATGGATGTACTGACAATCACGGGTGCCAATCAAGCATATACCGGTCTCAATTTCTCGCCAGACTTCCTGTGGTTCAAGCGTAGAGACAATATTGAGTTCCATTATTTATTTGATGTCATTAGAGGTGGCGCGTCGCTTCTGCGCACTAATAACTCGGATGCCGAAGGTACGGGTACAACATATATCTCAGCTTTTGGGAGCAACGGCTTTACAACTGCGAACGGATTGCTTGTTAATTCCGCTTCATATGTGACTTGGGCCTGGGACGCCGGAAGCTCCACCGTCACGAATACCGCTGGCTCCATCTCTAGTCAGGTGAGGGCTAATGCAAGTGCGGGGTTCTCAATTGTTACTTATACGGGGAACAGCACCGCAGGCGCCACGGTGGGGCACGGATTAGGTGTTGCTCCGGCATTCATAATCTCTAAGAGTCGCAGTAATTCCAGCGAATGGTCCTGCTACCATCAGTCGCTCGGAAATGCTCAGTCCATCATCCTGAATACCACTGCAGCGGCAAGCTCTTCCTCCACTTGGAATAGCACTAGCCCGACTTCTACCGTAATCACACTAGGCGTCTCGGGCTCAACTAACTTTTCTGGCTACACCCATGTGATATACGCCTTCGCCCCAGTAGCCGGGTACTCTAGTGCGTTTTCTTTCACCGGGAATGGGTCAAGTGATGGCCCTTTCTGCTTCCTAGGCTTCCGCCCCCGTCTAATCCTGGCCAAGCGGTCAGATGGTGGAAGCGAGAACTGGTATCTAATTGACTCGGCTAGGGGTGCGTACAACGTCAATGACAAGCTGCTGAATCCGAATACAAGCGCAGCGGAAGAAACCTATTCCCAAGTTGACTTCCTCTCTAACGGTTTCAAGATTCGGAATACAGGTACTGGTATGAACGCAAATGGAGCCACAATGATTGGATTTGCTTGGGCCGAATCGCCCTTCCAATACGCCCGCGCCAGGTGACCCCACTAGAGAACAAGACTTCTCGCCCCGCCGGGGCTTACCCCATGTAACACCGCACCACCAGCCATGTTCATCCTCGACGGCAAGCCCCTGAGCCCCGACGTGGCGTTCACCGCCACCGACAGCGATGGGCAGTTGATTCAGTTCCCCGCCAACTGGTTGCGCCTTGCGTCGCCGGAAGAGCGCGAGGCGATTGGCATCACAGAGCAGTCCGACCCCGCCCCTGTCGATCAGCGCTTCTGGTGGGACACCGGCATCCCGAAAGATCACGCGCAGCTGGTGGAGCAGTGGGTGGCGCAAACCAAGACCACCGCTGGGTCGATGCTGGCACCCACCGATTGGATGATCACCCGCAGCGCTGAACCCGGCGGCAAGCCTGCCTCTGATGCCGTGTTAGCTGAACGTGCTGCCATCCGCGCCAAGAGCGACGAAAAGGAGGCCGCGATTGAAGCCACCACCAGCACCGAGGAGTTGGCGGCCTACATCACCAGCAGCGCCTACAGCAGCTGGAGCGAGGAAGAACCCGCCCCGGTGGAAGACGGCAACGACACCATCTCCTTTGAAGGTGGCGTCACCAGCGGCCAGATCGTGATGTAGTCCTGCCGTCTACTTTGTTTGTGTTCCCGCTCTGTTTTGCAGCGGGCTGATCAAGCCTCGCTACGGCGGGGCTTTTGCATGGTTGGCAACTCATACCACGGCTTTCACGCGATGTGCGGCCTGTCTTGCGGTGCGACGCCATCAGGACATCAACCACACCCACCCACCTCTGAATCGTGGCACTTACCACCATCGAGGCCGGCAAACTGGGCCGGCAGGATTCCCTCAAGCAGGGGATCGTTGAAATCTTCCGCGAAGGCAAGCTGTACGCAGCCATGCCTCAGCTGTCGGTGACTGGCACCGGCATTCACTACAACCAAGAGCAGACCCTCCCCGGCATCGGCTTCCGTGGTGTCAACGAGGCCTACTCCGAGTCCACCGGCATCATCAATCCCCAGTCTGAAGCACTCAAGATCTTCGGCGGTGATGTGGACATTGACCTGGCTCTTGAGGCCATGCAAGGCCCCGAGATCCGCACCGCTCAAGTAGCGATGAAGGTCAAGGCTGCCCGCCTCAAGCTGGAGAAGACCCTGATCAAGGGTGATTCCACCAGCAACGTCAATGAGTTCGACGGTCTGCAGGCCCGCATCCCCAGCGGTTCCTCGCAGCTGATCACCAACGCTGCCAACGGCGGTGGCCTGAGCCTCGCTGCCCTCGATGAGCTGATCGACGCGGTGGATGAGACCGTGGGCAACCCGGTGCTGATCATGAACCGCACCCTGCGCCGCCGCCTCTCGGCTGCTGCTCGCGTGGCAGCTGCGGTGGGCAACCTGCAGTACGGCCAAGACGCCCTGGGCCGCCAGCAGCTCTCCTACAACGGCGTGCCGATCATCGACATCGACCACGATGAGGCCGGTGCTCAGATCATGGCCTTCAACGAGACCCAAGGCAGCAGCAGCGCCTGCAGCTCGGTCTACTGCGTGGCCGCTGGCGTCAATGGCGCCACTCTGATCACCAACGGTGGCATCGGCGTGCGTGATCTGGGCGAGATCGACACCAAGCCGGTGCGTCGCATCCGCGTGGAGGCCTACCTCGGCATGGCCGTGTTCCACCCCCGTGCCATTGCACGTCTGGCTGGCATCACCAATGCCGCTGTCGCTGCCTGATCGCTTCCCCTTCTCTTACTGAGGATTGACCCATGCCTGTCGCAACTGGAATGAGTGATCGCCGGGGTTACCTGCGCGACGCTGAACTGCAGCTGGCTGTTGCCAGCGGCGCCACCGCCACCGTCACCGGTTCTGAGGTGGTGTTTGATGCCTCCAGCCTGAACACCGCCAAGGTGGTGATCGCCTCCGGTGGTTACAGCTCCTACACCGCCGGCTCGGCCGAGTGGACTGTGAGCCTGCAAGCCGCCACGGCTGCTGGTGGCACCTTTGTGGTGATCGAATCCATCACCCTGCCCGCTACGGCCAAGACCGTAGAGGTGCCCTTCTCTGGCCCTGAAGTGACGGAGCGCCTCGGCGGTCGCGCTGCTGTGGTCAAGGGTGTGATCACCAAGACCGGCAGCCCTGGCGCTGCCACCGCCACGGTCTACATCGCTAAGTGATGTCGGCCTATCCGGTCACCCTCACCCACCCGGACACAGGGGCCACCTATGTGGCCTCGACCCGGCTGGAGATGATGGATGCCCTGCGCAATGGCTGGACCCTGAGCGCTGACGAGCGCAAGGCGGTGGTGGCCAAGACCAGCGGCAAGAAAAAGGCAAGTTCCGAGCAAGCAGCTAACGGCGAGAGCTGAGCTGCGAGCTGGGAGACGGGAGCCCTCGCTACGGCGGGGGCTTTTTCTTGGCAGGGGCAAGTTAGATCAGAAGCGCCGCTCTGATGACGCCAGAGGAACTCGCGGGGCTGGCCATTGCACTACTGGCTGGCTCGGAACTGTTGACCTACATCCCTGGCATCAAAGCCAACG